TCATTGTTACATTTGATGGTAGCGCTCCTACCGCATCTAATGGTCATCTCCTACTTAAGGAGAAGGGACTAATTACCCTTAGCGCTCAAGCTGCTAAGGCTGCTAAGTTTTTGGGTGTATCAGGCGCTTCTATTGTTCACGCTTCACAGTTTGTGTAATGAACCCCGAGCTAAACAAGCTTGGGTTGGGAGCGACAGGATCAATACTTGCTTTGTCTTTTCAGGGAGTTAGCGAGATATTGTCTATTGTCGCTTCGGCGTGTACCATTGCGTACATGGGGCTTTGGATATATAAGACGGCAAAAGAATTAAAGAAGCGATGAGTGGCGAGTTGGTGGCAATGCTTGGAGGTGGCGTCACGGGATTTGTAATGAAGCTAATCTCGGCTCAGATGAATATCCAAGCCAACGCCATCCAGTCCATGATCAAAAAGCAGGAAGTATCAGATTCTTCAGCAGACAGGGCGGCTCAAAGATCGGGAGAAAGTGGAGCGTGGGTAAGGAAACTGATCGCTATGTGCATATTGTTCTCGGTGGTGTTTGCTCCGTTCATCATGGCATTCTTTGATATACCAGTAACCATTGAGGCGCAGAAACTAGGCATCTTTAAATTTTTAGGAATAGGAGCTGATAAGTGGAAAAACCTAGAGGGCTTTGTGTTGTTGCCCGAAGTTAGACAAGGGATGTTGGCCTTACTAGGATTTTATTTTGGAAGCTCACAAGTTAAGTAATGGAGGTAAGCGACAAGACAGCAGTGACCATACCCCTACGCAACTTGATTGCGTTGATTGGGTTTACCATCGTTTCGGTTACGGGCTATGTAAACATGACGAGCCGCATCTCATCGCTTGAGAGTGGTCAAAACATCCGGGATGTAGAGATTGGCATGAACAGCGAGTTCCGTATCAAGTGGCCTAGGGGAGAACTAGGAGCGCTGCCTGATGATGCTGAACAAAATCTTAGACTGCAATATTTAGAAAAAAACATGGAGGAAATTGGCGCTACTGTAGAAAAATTGAAAAGCTATGGTAGTGTTAATTTTGAACTAAGAGACAAAAACTACCTAGACGTGAAGGAGTAATATGCACTACGGAAAACGCAAAAAATGCCCAATGGGCAAACCCATGAAAAAGGGAGGAAAGCGATAATGGCTTACGGATATAAAAAACCAAAGGCTAAATCCAAGGGGCGTAAGCGTAATAATGCCAAAAGGTAAGAAAAAATCTTGTGGGTGCAAGACCTGCATGGGAAGGAGAAGAGTGCGATAATGCCAATGGGAGTGAAACACTATTTCAAGGATGGGAAAGAGCATAAGGGTGGTCTTCACAAGATGCCCAATGGTCAGTTACATTCTGGCAAAACGCATGGTAAATCTTCCAAGCGATTGTTTCATTACGGAGAACTGTCTAAAACCGCACAGAGCAAAGCTAGAAAGTCTTGGAAATAATAATGCCGTACAGTGAATATAGCCCAGCTCAAAAACGGCTTGCTGCCGTTGCTCCACCTAGGAAGAAGATTACCGAGGCTGATTTGAAGGCACTTAGGAAGGGAAAGAAAAATGCCAAGAAAAAAAGCTAAAAGTGGAGGCAAGATTTGCCCAGAAGGTAAGGCTTGGGCTAGAAGGACCTTTGACACATACCCTTCTGCGTACGCTAACTTGGCTGCGTCCAAATATTGCAAGGACCCTAATTACGCCAAGAAGTCTAAAGGAGGCAAAAGGAAAGGACGCTAGTGGCTCAACTTAAACAGTGGTTAAAGCAAGACTGGGTACGGATAGGAACTGATGGATCTATCAAGGGTAAGTGTGGTACGTCTCCTAATAAAAAAATGCCAGATCGGTGTTTGCCTAGACGTAAAGCTTTAAGTTTAACTAAAGCTGAAAGAGCTGCTACGGCAAGGAAGAAAAAACGTGCAGGAGCCAAAGGTCAAAAAGTTGTAGCTAACACACCAAGAGCAAAAGTAAGAAGTGGCAAAAAGTCCTAAAGAATCTATGAGATGTGGGCAGGTGCGTAAAAGCACTCGCCCTGGTAAGAAGATCATGAAGCTTTACTGCATTGATGGTAAGCGTAAGCTTGTCCATGCAGGTGCTACTGGGTATGGTCATAACTACTCTGCTGCTGCTAGAAAGTCTTTTAGGGCTAGACACAAGTGCGATACTGCAAAACCTGGAACTGCTAAACATCTAGCTTGTACTGAGTTATGGTCAGGCAAGGGAGGAAGAAAGAAAAGCAGTCCTAAAGGTAGAAGGGGTAAATACTAAATGGCAAGATACGATGTATACGGAGCACAGGATGATCGACTTGCAGAAGATTTAGATCAAGGTTTTACTGGCTTCAATAATAAGTTACGTCCAGACCAGTTAAGTTCTGGTGTTCTTACTGAGTCCAATAATGGACGTATGGATTTGAATGGCGAGTGGCAACCTCGTAAGGGCATGGAGATTTTTAGCACTCCCTTTGATGCTGCTGTTTTTACTTTGCCATTTAGGCTACACGATACCCTTCCATCTGTCTCAAGTTATGCTAGGTCTGGAGAGGTTTTAACAGTTAATTTTGGGTCTGCTCACGGAATAACCACTGGAGATATTGTGAATCTTAGTGGCCTTACTGCTGGTGGAACTGTTGATCCTAATGGGAATCGCTCTTGCACAGCATCTTCTACAACACAAATACAGATTACAATTACTGGATTAGATGCTTTACCTACAGGGACACTAACTGTAACTGGTGCAAAAATAGACACTGATGAAGTTACATTTATTCATTCTGCTTGTGAGTTTTCCGATCCTAACAACGAATCTGCTTCTTACATAGCTGCGGTAGGAACAGTAAGTACAATTTTAGTAAAAACTTCAGACAGTGGAACTACTACAGTTACTTTGACTTATCCATCTGGAGAAACTGTTCCAGAAGGCAGTGAAGTAATTCAGGCTTTTAATAAATTATTTATTTTTAGAAAAGGCAAAATAGCTTTGCAGTGGGATGGAGATGTTAGCACTACTACATTTTCTTTGGTTTCTAATGGAGCGTACACTCAACCTACACCAATATCAATTACTGATCTTGATTTTGCATCAGGGATAGCAACAGCTACAGTATCTAGCACAAGCTCATTGTTAGTTGGTGATGTTCTTACAGTAACCACTGCTGGTACTTCTGGGTATAGCGTTGGAGATACTGTTACTGTTAGGTCTATAACAAATTCAACAACATTTACTTTTGTTACAGATAAGGCTAATGCTACAAACAAAACTGCTACTGTTGAAAAACCTGTGTCTATAGGTTTAGGTTTTACGCATATGCCAGCTCCAGAATTTGGAATCTATCACCAACGTAGGTTAGTTGTTCCGTACAGATATGATATTACTGGATCTTCTGGATCAGCTACGATTACTGATAGAAAAATTCTAGATGAGGCGTTATTTTCAGATATACTAGACCAAAATACCTATGATAGAGTTTATGGTCAGTTTAGATTTAATGCAGGAGAAGCAGATTTTATAGTAGGGTTTCATTCTTTTTCTGATGACCAACTAGTAGTTTTTAACAGAAATAGCATACACACTGTAAAAAATAGTTTGTCTTTAGCTAATAGTGTTTCTCAAGTTATTACTAGTGATATAGGATGTTTAGCTAGAAAAAGCATTCAACAGATAGGTAACAAGCTAATGTTCCTGTCTGATAATGGCGTATATGCACTAGACTTCGTTGACTTGTACAATCTCAGAGGTCAAGATGTTCCTTTGTCTGCGTCTATACAGGGGACAATAGAAAGAATAAATCAAAATCATGCTGATAAAGCAGTCTCTGTTTATTTTGACAACAGGTACTATCTTGCAGTTCCTTTAGATAATAGCACGACAAATAACGCTTTGTTGATCTATAACTTTTTAAATAAACAATGGGAGTCTATAGACTCTGTAAATGATGTTGATTGGGAGTACACGCACTTGGTAGTAGGTGGTGCTGGAGATAAACGAGGTGTTTATGCAATTAACAGAACTGGTGGTGTTCATAAGTACGAAGATCGTGATGATGACACTGATAGATACTTGGACGTTATAGGAGGAAGTAATCAATCAGCTATTGTGTCTGCATCTGCTGTTAGCAGGATGTTC